AGTATCCTTCTCAACAAGAAGTTTTTCGATATAAATTTGTTGGGGTACTGTGGTGAACAATTTGTCATCCGCAATTTTTTGTGCAAAGTACGGATCCAAATCTACCCATTTCTTGGCTACCTTTGGTACCCTTGAATGAAAATTGATGATGTATTCAGACTGAGCTCGAGTTGGATAGAACTTGGGATTATCCAACATTTTGGTTTTTAAGCGCAAGATATAATTGTTGGCACCTTCATAGTTTTCCAACAGTTCCAAAGCCTTACGTTCCAAAACACCAACGGCTGATATGTTAGTTTGTTCTTCCAATACCCTTAAAGATAATGATTTATGTTATATTTATCAAGTAAGATGGCACAGAGACAAGTTCCTATTACAAGATTGGGTAAGTTTTTCGGTAGTGAAGACTTTGGTTTAGATATTTCCATGGGTCGTGAATGGCTCGATGGTGATATGAATTTCCAAATAGTTTTGTATAAAGTTGACAGAACAAAAACCGTAAACGATGACGTATACGGTGAAGTGGTAAAAGATGGCATTCAATTCTTGGCGCCTGTGTCAATAAATGCCTACGTTAAAATTGATGGTGCAACAGAACAATTCTTGGGTAATTCTAAAATAGTTCAGAACGAACCGGGTGTTCTTAACTTCCATGTATACCAACAAGAACTTGAAGAATTGAAAGTTGATATTGAACTTGGTGATTACATTGGTTATTGGATAACTGAAGATCAAGTTAGATACTATTCTATTATTGATGCGGGATCTCCCAACTGGGATAACAGACACACTTACGGTGGTTATAAGAAATTTTATTTCTCATACACAGCAACTCCTGTTAGTGAAAATGAATTTAGAGGATTGTAATGGCTTTACCTAAAAAACAAATTATACCAAACATTAATCTCACACCTGAAAAGATTCTTTATCAGAGAAGAGAACAATTGCTCGAATACATTAAAGAAGATGGAACTTATCTACCTAAGTCACTTTTACATGCCGATTTAGATAGGGGGTTTTTAGATTTTGTGAAAGAAGAACTTCAAACGATTGTTGAGGGTAAAACTATACCTCCCGTAGACATTATTATCACAACTCAGAACTGGTCGCAATTTACTCAGACTTGGGACTTCAATGATATTAATGGAAACCCCGAATTACCATTTATTACAACCGTCAGAAATCCTGACGTAAAATATGGTAGTAATCCAGCAATTATTTACAACATCCCAAATAGAAAAGAATATTTTTATGCCGCAGTTCCTTCATGGAACGGAAATGTAAAAGGGATGGATATTTACAAAATCCCTCAACCTGTTCCAGTGGATATTACTTATAACGTAAAGATTCTGAGTAATAGAATGAGGGAGTTAAATGAATTCAATAAAAATGTAATTCAAACTTTCGCCTCACGACAAGCCTATAGAAAAATAAATGGTCATTATATTCCAATTATAATGAACAGCATTGCAGATGAGTCAGTGGTAGATATTGGAAGACGTAGATTTTATATTCAAAACTACGAATTTACCATGTTAGCCTTTTTATTGGACGAAGAGGAGTTTGAAGTTGCTCCCGCAGTTTCAAGGGTTTTTAATTCTTATGAATTAGTTCAAAATAAAAGAGGGGGTAAAAAGAAATCATTTCCCGAAAACCCCGATTCATTTGAGACTTCCATGATATACCCAACGGGTACACTGACAAAATCTATTGTTGCTGATTATACGGGTGATTTCACAATTGATGAAACTGAAAACGTATCAAGTTGGGATGTCTATATTAATGATGACTTCTATGGGTCCGATGTTCCTCTCATTCAAGTAAACACAAACGAAATTCTAAGGATAGATATAGTTCCCACCGATGTTACACAATCAAGCAAAATTATTTACGGAGTCAAGTTAGTATGACTCTCCGTAAATGTCTTTTTTTTCTTGACACTTTTCCAAAATTAGATTCTCGAGAAACTTATACATTTTAAGTCCATTCTTATCACAATAAGTTTTTAAAACATTATGTGTTTCCTGTGAGATCTTCAAATTCTTTATTTCTTTTTTCATAGGGAGAAAAAAGGCAGAATTAAAACCGCCCATTTTATAAATAGAAAACTATAAGTAAAGTTTTTGTCTTTTTTCAGAATATTTATGTAATAAAAATAAAATTTATTGAACCTAAAACAAAATGGCAGTATCAAATAAAATTTTCGTATCTCCTGGAGTATACACTTCTGAAAGAGATTTGAGTTTTGTGGCACAAAGCGTAGGTGTAACAACTTTGGGTCTGGTTGGTGAAACACAAATCGGTCCCGCGTTCGAGCCTATCTTTATAACAAATTACAGTGAGTTCGAAGCATTTTTCGGTGGAACTCTTCCCGAAAAATTTGAAAACACACAAATTCCTAAATATGAGTTAGCATATATCGCTAAGTCCTACCTACAACAGTCTAACCAATTATTTGTAACTCGTGTACTTGGTCTTTCTGGATATGATGCTGGTCCTTCTTGGTCTTTGTTGACAGTAGCTAACGTAGACCCATCAACAGTAGCTCTGAATGGTATAGAGACTCCTTTCAGTATTGGATTTACAGGATGTAGCGGTGGTACAGCAGTCACCTTTACAACTGATGGAGCTTTTGCACCTCAAATTTTAACAAACCTAAACAGTCCCTATCCAATGTTGAATGGGGGTGAAAGTACAATCGAAGATGATTTGTCTGACTTCCTACAAGGGATTCTAGATCTTCCTTCATCTTCGGGTACATCAGCTGCTTACTTCGGAACTATTTCCGACGCTACATACAATGCTCTTTCACCAACTTATACTGCGTCGACTAACGTTTTTGGCGTTTCTGGTTTGTCAGAATCTACGGCGGACTATACGTCTCCAAATAACGACTCTTGGTATTACTCAAACTTTGATTTGACAGGTGGTACTGGTTATTCCGGTTATTCATTCGTTTCTCTTGTTGATACTTTAGTTCCATTTGGTCCTTCGGGATGTTTCTCAGGTACCGTATCAGGTTCAGTATTCAATTACGTAGGTACCGCATATGATGGATGGGGTGACTTAGTTGTTGCAACATGGAGATCTCGTGGTATATCTTTGTATGCAACAGGACAACATGGTCCGTCTTATACTGTGACTGGTACTACTGATGTTATCATTGATTGTTCGGGTATATATTCCGGCATTACTTTCAATCCTTACGCAACATTCAATTTATCGGGTGTGACTGCGGACGGTACGGATTTCTCATTTGCAACTTCTATGAATTCTGGTGATGCAAACTACATTACCAAAGTATTTGGAACAACTAATTTCGGAAAACCAAGAAATGAGGTTCCATTGTTTATTGAAGAACAATTCCAAAATATGTTGAATTACGGTTACAACCAAGGATTTATTCGTGGATTACAATGTGCTCCTTTAGCACTTCCTGGATTAAGATATAGTCCTAACACGGCAACAATTGCTAACTACGTCGAAAAATACCAAGATGCTGAGTCTCCATGGGTAGTATCAGAATTAAATGGTACTTCTGTTGATAGGTTGTTTAGAATTATATCAATTGCTGATGGTAATGGTGCAAATGCACAAATCAAAATTAGCATCGAAAACATTTCGTTCAATAATTCTTCGTTTGACGTGGGTGTCAGAAGTTTCTATGACACTGACTCTAATCCTGTTTATTTGGAAAAATTCACACAATGTACTATGGATCCGTCAAGTAACAGTTATGTCGGTGTAAAAATCGGTACTGCGGATGGTGAGTACGCACTTCTTTCAAAATACATTATGTTGGAATTGAATGATAAGGTTGATCCTACGTCAGTTCCGGCTGGATTCGAAGGTTATGTTATTCGTTCTTACGCATCAGCACAACCTCCATATCCAGTCTACAAAACAGCATACAACTACCCTGGGGAAGTTATTGGTAATCCACCTTTCAACATTCCTTATGGACCTAACCAAATTTTGTCACCTGGTGATAACATAAGACGTACGTTCTTAGGAATTTCTTCTTCTATTGGTTACGATCCAGACTTTTTCCAATACAAAGGAAAACAAGCTCCAAGTAATCTTTGTAATGTTGATGCATTACCTTGGAATTACGTCACTAAGGGTTTCCACATGGATTCGGGAGCAACCGTTGTAACAATCACTGCAGGTCCTACTGCGGGTACACCGGCGTTTGATTGTGGTGATACTTCATTCCAATCTGACCCACAAGATCCTGCAAACCCTTACTACACTATTCAGTCTCGTAAGTTTGCGTTCCTTCTTCAAGGAGGTTTTGATGGTTGGGATATCTACCGTGAATATAGAACTAATGACGACAGATACCAAATTGGTGGTTCTTTGTGGCAGAGAGGCGCTTGTCAGTCAACACGTTACCCACTTGCAGATGGATGGGGAGCATTCAAATTGATCGCACAAGACGGATTTGCGGAATTCTCTACATCTGACTATTACGCTTACTTGTTGGGTATCTCTACATTCAATAATCCTGAAGCGGTAAACATCAACGTGTTTGCAACACCAGGTATTGATTATATCAACAACTCGAACTTGGTAGAACAGGCTATTGATATGGTAACTTACCAAAGAGCTGACTCACTATACATCGTGACTACTCCTGATTGTAACTTACTTCTTCCAACAAATACGGATAATATCGTTCCTCCTACTGAGGCTGTAGATAACTTGAACAATACGGGTATTGACTCAAACTACACAGCGACTTACTATCCTTGGATTTTGACTCGTGATACTGTAAATAACACTCAGATCTACATTCCACCAACAAATGAAGTATGTAGAAACTTGGCTCTTACAGATAACATTTCTTTCCCTTGGTTCGCTACGGCGGGTTACACAAGAGGTTTGGTAAATGCTATCAAGGCACGTATCAAGCTAACTCAAGACCAAAGAGACACTCTTTATCAAGGTCGTATCAATCCGATTGCTACTTTCTCTGACGTAGGTACAGTTATTTGGGGTAACAAGACTCTTCAGATCGCAGACACTGCTCTCAACAGAATCAACGTAAGAAGATTGTTACTACAAGCACGTAAGTTGATATCGGCTGTAGCGGTAAGATTATTGTTTGAACAAAATGACGCTAAAGTTAGACAAGACTTCCTTGACTCAGTCAACCCTATCTTAGACGCAATCAGAAGAGACCGTGGTCTTTACGACTTTAGAGTAACAGTTTCTAATGATCCTGCTGACTTGGATAGAAATACGATGACAGGTAAGATTTACTTGAAACCAACAAAGGCTCTTGAATTCATCGATATCGAATTCTTGATCACCCCAACTGGTGCTTCGTTTGAGAATATCTAATAAAAAAAATGGTGGGGAGAAATCCCCACCTTAGCCTTTAAATAATTTATGAATAAAACAATAAAAGAAGGATTTGATGATTTGGGAGTACCTACTCTCAAATACTACGCTTTTGATTGGGATGACAACCTTATGTATATGCCAACTAAAATTATAGTTCAATCCAAAGATGGTGATGAGGTTGGGATGTCAACTGAAGATTTTGCTGAATACAGAACTCAAATAGGAAAGGAACCTTTTGAGTACCAAGGTAAACAGATAGAAGGTTATGCATCAGACCCATTCAGAAACTTTACAACGAAAGGTGACAAACAATTTTTGATTGATTCAATGAAAGCGAAACCCGGTCCTGCTTGGGCGGATTTTGTAGAAGCCGTAAACAACGGTTCAATTTTTTCGATAATCACTGCAAGGGGTCACAATCCAAATACAATAAAAGAGGCGGTTTATAATATGATAGTATCTGATCATATGGGTTTGAATAAAGATCTATTAATTAAGAATCTTAAAAAATTCCGTGACTTCGTGGGTGATGAAAAAAAAGGGAAACAAGACATGATCCGTGAATATATGGATCTATTAAAATTCTATCCAGTTTCATTTAATCAAGATGAAGGTGCTTCAAGTCCTGAGGAGTTAAAAGTTGCTGCGATGAAAGAATTTATATCTCACGTTAAAAACGAAGCAAAAAAACTAGGACAAAAAGTATATGTAAAAGATGAAGTAAAGAACAAATTTATACCTCAAATAGGATTTTCAGATGACGATATAAGAAATGTAGAAGTTATGAAAAAACATTTTGAAGATGAACCTAGTTTAAAGACTTATTCTACTGCTGGTGGTATTAAGACTAGGTATTAGAGAGAATAAATTTTTGAAAATCAAAGTAAAGAGAAAAAATTTCAAACGGCAGTATTTATAAATAAACAAAATAAAAAGACAAAAAAAAATAACATACCATGGCAGACTTATTAATGAAAATGCCGGTTCCCTATGAACCAAAAAGATCCAACAGATTTATCCTTCGTTTTGATTCTACGTTGGGTATAAATGAATGGTTCGTTGAATCAACGGGCCGTCCAAGTATTGATATCAATCCTGTTGAGATCCCATTTTTGAATACATCAACATTTGTTGCGGGTAGATTCAAATGGAATACAATTAACGTCAAGTTCCGTGATCCAATCGGACCATCAGCAACACAAGCTCTTATGGAGTGGGTACGTTTACACGCTGAATCTGTAACAGGTCGTATGGGTTACGCTGCAGGATACAAGAAAAACGTTGACCTTGAAATGTTGGACCCAACAGGTGTTGTTGTGGAAAAATGGATTTTGGAAGGTACAATGATCACAAAGACCGCATGGTCTGAAGCAAACTACGGTCAAGACACGTTGGCAACTCTTGATGCAACACTCCAAATGGACCGTTGTATCTTGGTTTACTAAGGTATTTACTTTTTATTGTTGATTAATAAACAAATCATGGTATAATTAACACAGGGACTAAACCCCTGTGTTTTTTTTTTATGGAAAATGATGTAAAAATGTACGGACAGCAAGACTTTTCACTACCACATGATGTGGTGAAACTACCGTCTGAAGGAAAATTTTATAAAAACAAAAAGAAAAGTGTCAAAGTAGGATACTTGACAGCTGCGGATGAAAATATAATTATGGCAGCAAAGGCTGAGGAAATGATTATGTCTCTACTCAGAGCTAAAATTTATGAACCGGACCTTCGACCTGACGATATGTTAAATGGAGACATTGAAGCGATTCTCATATTTTTACGTAACACATCTTTCGGAAGTGAATATAAGATACAAGTAATAGATCCAGTAACAGGAAAAAAATTCCCAAGTGAAATTCAATTGGATGAGTTGGATATTCAGAAAGTACAACAAGAACCTGACGAAGATGGATGTTTTTCCGTCACCTTACCTAAATCTCAGGTGAATGTAAAAATCAGACCTTTAACATATAAGGAACTTGTTGAAATAAATAAAATGGTGGACACTTATCCCACAGGTAGAGTTGCACCGAAGGTTACTTGGAAATTACAAAAACAAATTGTTTCAGTAAACGGTGACACTACACCCCAACAAATTGCAAAATTCATAGAGGGATTACCTATCATGGATTCTAAATTTATAAAAAGATTCTTGGACGAAAATGAACCAAGATTGGATCTTAGAAGATCCGTTATTGCCCCGTCAGGAGAAAAAGTGGATGTAGAGATCACTTTCGGGGCAGAATTTTTTCGAGTTTTCTTCTGATTACCGGAGATATAAGTTAGATGAATTTCTATTCTTGGCGAAGAATTTAGGTGTTTCTTGGACGGAATATCACAATATACCTACCTACGCAAGAAGGTATTTGGTTGACAAAATAATTGAATCACAAAAAAAAGATTGATGATTCTATTTATTAGAATCAGATAAGATCTCATGCAGGCTCAAAACCCGAATCCAAACCCGAATCCTTCGAATACGGGAGTCACAGGCAAAATCATCAAACAACTACAGGATGCTGTAGAAAATACAGTTGCGACTATAGGTTCTAGGGCCGCTGCTTTAGAAAGGGATTTTACAAGTTTTAACGCAAAATTTGCGTCCGAACTAGGTCAGACTCAAAAAGCTATTGTAGGTCTTCGAGAAGAACTCGCTATAGCAACACCAGGAGTCGTTGGACTGGGAGGGGATTTACAAGATGTCTTCAATATACAAGAATCTATAGCACAAGAACTTAACACCAATCTTATTCTATTAGGAGAAACGACACAAGATTTATTCGTGGCCGCAAATGCTGTTGGGTTAAGTAGTGAAAAGGTTGGTGCAATGGTTGGAGACTTCCAAGATGCGGGTATCCAAGTTGGACTAATCCGAGATACATTACAGGAAACGGTGAACATTGCTCGATCTATCGGAGTAAATACAAATGCGGTTTTTGAAATAGTTCAGAAAAACCTTGGGTCTCTAAACGAATATGGTTTTGAAAGGGGAACCGCGGGTTTGGCAAGCATGGCGGCGAAGGCGGCAATGATGAGAACTGACATGTCTAAAATCTTTACGTTTGCGGAAAAGGTGTTCAGTCCCGAAGGGGCAATAAATGCGGTTTCAGCTTTTCAGAGATTAGGGGTCGCGGTTGGTGATTTAGCAGATCCATTCAGATTAATGTACTTAGCATCTGAAGATGTTGAAGAATTACAGAATCAAGTCGTGAAAATGACTTCCTCTATGACATATTTCGACGAAAAAACTAAAACATTCAAAGTATTCCCAAATGCAAAGAGGGATTTGAGAGAAATTGCTAACGAAACGGGTATCGCCTATGATGAGTTAGTGAAGATGTCAGTTTCCCAACAAAAATTGAACATGATTGCCAAAGACTTTAGAATACAGGGTATTGATGAAGAGTCTAAAATGTTCATATCAAATTTAGCTGAGTATAACCAACAACGTGGTGGATTTACGGTAAAAATTGGTAAGGATGAAAAATTAGTGACAGAACTTACTCAAGGGGATATAGATCAGTTACAAAATCAACCTGTGACTTTGGAGGATTTATCTAGGGCACAACTTACCGAGGATGAATTACAAACCGCTTTGTTACAAAAATTGGTTGATTCAATGGCCGCTCCTACAGCAGCATCCAGGTTAGCGACCGATCCACGAGAAATTGCTAGAGGAATTTTGATGGGAGCAACAGAGGCGACGGACAAATCAGTTGGGAACCAACGAGCTGGCATAGAATCTGTTAACCGTGCGTTGGAAAAAAATAGTAGTGCGTTAATAAATCTTATCAGTGGTGAGGGATCGTTTGCGGAGCTAGCTCAAACAGTATCAGAGACCACAGAAGGTGTGGCTCAAGGATTTGGAAGAATTTCTGATATTTTTACAAATACGAATTGGGGTGAGTCGATCGAAAAATACACATCATCTGGAAATATAATATACGATGCTTCTGTGAAAATATATGATGCGGTATCTTCTGTCACAGAAAAAATTCAAAATTATAGTGTAGACATAGTACAACCACAACTTGAAAAATTAGAAAAGGCGGCCACCAAAACTGTGGTTGAATTTGCGGACATCAAATATCAAGGAAATTTAAACGTGACTCTAACTACTCCAACAGGAACACCACAAGCCGTAGTGGTGACTGACCAGATGGCTTACGATCTATTTAAAAATCCTACGTTCCAAAAACAAACACAAATGGTCATTCAACAAGCTTTGTCTCAAAACAACTACGCAGCTTTACCAAACACAGCATAAAAAAATTCATATTATCCTATTTATAGTAATACGTAAAAAGGATGCCAAGTAGCTTATCATTTGCAGCAACAAAAGCAATAAGAGAAAAATTATTGCTCAGGAATTTGAAACCATATTCCAAACCAGGTGTGTTTGCTCCTCAATCACAGCCAGCTACAGGTGAATTACTCCAAAATGATTTTAATGTACTAGACTCCCCCGATGTCTTAATTGATGCTAATCCATTTGTGAATGTCTTAGGGGTAAAAAATGAATTTGGTCCGTATGGTGGATACAACACAGATATTTCGGGACTTATATCTACTGCGCAAAATACACCGAATCAAGGACCCTACGGTTCATATCCTCCTTACACAGACGCCTTAGAGTTATATTCAGTAACGTTTCAAAAACGTCAATATATCAAAAATGAATATACCCCCGATATTGGATATATTCGATACTATGATATCGGTGATATTATCAAAGAACAAAAAAACGCGACTTATTGGGAACCACCTAGTTTCAGACCTTCCTTATATTCACCATATTCCATTTTATTACAAGAAGATCCTGCAGGTGATTCAGGTGTTGTTTCACAAGATTCTCGAATGATGCAAATTGCTGCGGAGAGAGCAAAATACAGTTTCCAACAACGAGTAAATCAAAATGTAAGATCAGAAACGATTGGTAGAGTAAACATTTTGAATGGTCTTCAGGACCCTGTAAATTTATCTCAAATATTGGCAGGAAGAAGACCAATTATAGATAGAGATTGGAAAATCACTTCAGGTGGTGGAAATATTCTATCACAAGGTCAAGATATTGTACAAAGAATTGCGGGATTTACATTACCGTTCTCACCAATTCCAGGGGATTATTTTGAACAAGATAATATACAAAGAGATTTTGATACCACACAATCTTTAGCACAATCACAAGGTGGTTTGACAGCAAGAATTGTTGGGGGTCTTTTTGGATTACGTGGTTCAAGACCTAAATCCCCTTCACAAGTATTTTTAGACTACACAGGTGCAGGTCAGAGAGCACAACTCACCTCAAACTTAGATCTCAACAGATATAGACCACAATATAATACTGGTGGAACGGGAATAATTTCGGCTTTGGGTAACGCCATCAGAGCGGCATTTGCATCGGATAACGGTGCGGGGTTGTATTATGTTGGAAGTCCCGAAAGAGAACCAAATTATTTGGTATCTCCTCCTGGTGAAGTACCAATTGATCCATTTGGACAACAAGTGCTAGCACCTGTTTATGGACCAGATATATTGGGTAAAGAATATGAGGGTGTAGATCAGAATTTTCAATTTGGTCTTGCTGGTAGGGCATTTGAAGATGATGGAAGTCTGTCGGGTGGATTCACATGGGTAAATGGAAAGTGGGCACCAAATTCGGGAAGAAGACAAAAACCAGGTGGTGATTATGGGTTGGAAGATCCGGATTATCCACTGATTTCGGGACCATTTGAAGGTACACAATCCATTAATTATTCTTTCAAACAGGGGTCCATTATGGACGACACCCAAAGATTGGTAGATTCAGTACCAAATACTGGTGCAAGATTTGGACACGTAGGTAATGCTATTGATCAGACTTCCAAAGTATTCTTTGATGGTTATAAGGAAATCACCAAAGGTTCTCAAGTTATCAAATATTCCGATGGCCAAGAAAATGTGGGAATAGAATATTGTAGAATTTTTACCAAAGATACTCCATATTACACTTTTTCCGATCTTCAAAAATATGAAGGTAATATCAGAAAGTTCAAATATTCTATTTTGGATTCAACGTTCAATTTGAATATCAGCCCCACAAAGGGTGAAGACTCAACCAATATAATAGATGGAAAGGTTACCAAATACATGTTCTCAATCGAGAACTTAGCTTGGAGGACTGGTAGTCGTCCTGGTTTTAGATACAACGACCTTCCGTCCTGTGAAAAAGGTCCCAACGGGGGTAGAGTTATGTGGTTCCCACCATATGATTTAACCTTCTCTGAGGATACGACGCCAAGTTTCAATGAAACATCATTCTTGGGAAGACCTGAACCGATTTATACATATAAGTCAACACAGAGAAGCGGGAATCTGAAATGGAAAATAATTGTTGACCATCCGTCTATTTTGAACTTGATCGTTCAGAAAGTTCTCGCCAACGAAGGGGACAGACCAAAAGTAGACTCAATTGTAAATTCATTTTTTGCTGGATGTAAAAAGTATGATATATACGAACTGGCAAAAATTTATAACACAATCCCAATGACTGAGTTACAAGCATGGCAAGAAGTTATTAATAATCCAAAGACTACCAACGAGCAATATAAAGATGCGGTGAATTTCTTGCAGGGAAATGAAACTGTGGTTCCTACAGGTGGGGGTACGGGTCCTTCAGCTTCCGAGCAGATATCTGCAGACTTTTTGGTTGCATATGAAAAAAATGGATTTTACTTTGATAATGACATTCCAGGTACAAACCCTTCATTGACAACGTCAACAAACTTTCAGGATACCTATAACACTTATACTTCAGCATCCAACAAACAAGTCTATCAGAGCAGGGCTAATCAAAAAACTGGTGTAGAATTATTTTTCCAAGACACCGTAGAACAGAACTATGCCCAAATTCAAGAATTAGGTACCAAGATTTACAATATTTTGGAACAAAAACAAGCACAGAAGATCGTTGTTGATCTAATTGGTAGTGCTTCATCTCCTCAAACAGTTGAGTACAACGAAAAATTATCTTCGAGAAGAATTTCTTCCGTTGAAAACTTCTTCAACTCTTTTCAGTTCCCTGGAGGTAAAAGTTTAAAAAAATTCATTGATGAAGGTAAGGTTGTTTTTACAAGAAATCCACAAGGAGAGCAGAGTCGTGCAACCCCTAGAGCTGGAAATATTACGTTGGGACCATTCTCATGTACACAGGACCTTACAGGTAATGACAAAATATATTCCGTTGACGCCATGGCTTGTAGAGCGGTCATTGTTAATAAAATTACAATCGAACCTGTTATCACACAACCCGAACCTAACAACGTTGGTGTTAGTGCTCAACTATTAGAGGACGGAAAAAAAATACAACCTGAAAAACCAGGAACCGGCAATACCCAAGCGTTACAACAACCGACACAATATTTGTACAAAGGAGCGTCTAAGAAATTATTAAGATATCTTTTGAGTGAATGTGATTACTTCGAAGTTATGAAAGTGGCGAATCCATTCATCTATGATTCTATCAAAGAAAAAATTAAGTACTTCCAACCGGCATTCCACTCTATGACCCCTGAGGGTTTAAATTCACGTCTAACATTCCTACAACAATGTACTAGACCTGGAGATACAATTCCAACAATAGGTCCTGATGGTGAGAAACTCTATAATGACGCCACAAATACTGCGTTTGGAGCACCTCCGGTGTTGGTTCTTAGAATTGGTGATTTCTACAACACCAAAATTATTCCAAAGAGTATTAATTTCACCTACGATAAAACTTTTGATATGAACCCCGAAGGAATTGGTTTCCAACCCATGATTGTGGATGTGTCTATGAGTTTCAATTTTGTTGGGGGAATGGGTCTCAAAAATCCGATTGACACGTTACAAAACGCATTGTCATTCAATTACTACGCCAACACTGAAATGTATGATGAGAGAGCCGAGGCAACAGAAGATACTACTAAGTTGGACAAAGAAATAATTCAAGCAATTCAAAATCAAACACCTGTTGTTGGGGCTAAAAATGTTCAAAACGGTCTTTCTACTGATGGTGGTAATACCATAGGTACACAGTCCGTAACAGGTCAAACTTCTTCAGGTGTAACAGGAACATTGAGTTACAAAACATTTATGGACGGAATGGTTGATCAAACCAAGGATTACTTCAACGCCGGACTTATATATTTCGAGAATATTTTGAATAACTACAACTACGGTATCCTATCACTTGTAAATGATACTTCAGGAAAAAATGTTGGGTATAACACAGGTGTTATCAACGGAAACACAACGGCAATTATTGGTAAGAGTTTACAAGTACAGAAAAATCTTGATAACTCCTTTACAAAACTAATTTCGGCGATTGATGGAAATGATATACCTATTTTTGATGACAATACATTCAAAAATCCAATGATTACTGTTGCACAGAAAAGATTGTTTAAGAAAAACTATAAGGATTTCATCAACACTTACAAAAACAATTTCGCCGATGGAATATCCGAAAATATTTCTACTGTGGTTCAGAATCAACAAAATTTGGTATTCAATTTTGACAGGTTGAATTTCCTATTAGCAGGACCTGCAGCAACTAATGGATATGATGGAAAGGTTAATAAACAAAATATTGCGGAAATCTTTATAACTACAGGAACGACCGAAACATTCAACGGAAGTCCGGTGAATACATATACCCAATTGGGTGTTGATGCAACAACACTTGCTACAAACATCAACGATTATGTTACCCAACTTCAGAACGCTGAAATTTATGTAGGAAATGCCTACGACAAATCATCAGGGGCTTACACTCCACCACCAAGTGAGAATCTCACAAACACACTGTTACCTACCGATGATGCAAAATTAGAATATATGATGATGTCTAAGGCTATGTTACAAGGTAACAAACAAAACTTCTTAAACGCTTTGAAGACAGGATTAGATCAGGCGACACAAAATGCTGTAGATTTCTATTATGATGGATTGGGTAACGCATCGTCAAGGTATAGTGTATGGAAAAAAATATACGATCAAAACAAAACTTTGATTCCTACCTTCAAAACTTCCACAGTTGGGTTATCTTTTGTTGAGTATACACCATCCTTTGGTAAAACACAAGAAAGGGTTACAATATTTGAAACTACATTGACGGCACCAAACAACATAAAGAATACCCTCCAAAATATCTATTTGGCCAAGAATGACACATCACAAATAAACCCATACAACTTCAAGAGAAAGTTCAACTAATATGCAAACTTACTACAACAGATACCAACAGTTTTTTGTCAATGGAGAACAAACCGTAGTTCCGTTCATTCCATTACCATCGAAAACCACTGACCAAAGATATGTTTATAGAGTTGGTATTAGTAGATTAGATAAAGTATCTCAGGAGTTTTACGGAACACCTTTTTTCGGTTGGTTGATCCTCCAAGCCAATCCTCAATATGGAGGGTTAGAATGGAATATACCAAACAACTCTGTGTTGACAATTCCATTCCCACTTGTATCATCATTACAAGATTATAAAAATGGTGTAGACAACTACTTCTTCTATTATGGCCGATAATTTAGGAAATAACAATAATATTTTTGTTGATTTCGACTGTCAAAATATCATTTTGGTTGACCCAAACAAAACACAAAATGATAACGGAACAGTATCGGAAAGAAAACTTGCGCACGAAGATTTGGTTATGTATGCCAATCTTGAGGCTCGTGTAATTCCCCGAACGAAGTTAGCCGTAGGTGCCCCAATTTCGGATGCCATTAGAAACGTACCGTTAGCCTCGATGAACTTTTTGAGACCTGGTGGAAGAACACAGCTCAGAAATGATTATTTGGATGAGATTACAGGACTCAATTCACAGAGTGGTAAAGGAACCAACCAACCAAGTAGAAGTAACATACAACAAGAAAATAAAACGGATCAGTTTTACATATCCCAAAACGTAATTAATCCTTTGGATACAGGATTGTTGGGAATAGAATCAATTAGAATAAAGAACACAAGAAGTGCAACCCCCACAGTCGAGATGACACTTATTGACACTCAAGGAAGAGCGTTGTTTGAGAAGGGGGAGAACTCAGAATATGCAGCATTCTTCAACTTACCTTATCCAATCTTTTATTTAACTCTCAAGGGTTATTATGGTAAGGCGATAAGGTACCAACTTATCCTCACAAACTTCTCAGCGGCATTTGAAGGTAACACAGGAAATTACAGGATCAATTTGGTATTCTACGCTTACAAATATACCATATTAGCCGAAACACAAGTCGGAGCGTTGTTTGCCCTTCCTTACATGTACTCTTCAGATTTCAGAATTCAGAGTACAGGTCAAGAACCCCCTGCGGTACAAGCGGCAAGAGCCTCGTTAGGAAATGACAAAGCCACCACTCAGACTGTAAGATCCACACGTGGATATTCAGCGATCAAGAACATGTATGCTCGTTACAAATCTGCAGGATTGATACCGGTTGATTTACCTGAGTTATCTATACCTGAGTTGTTAGCTCGTTTGGAATTACTACAAAGAAACATTATTACAGGATTTGGTCAAGTGGACTTTAGCCCTTTATCGGACATTCAGAATTACAACAAACTTTTGGTGGACCTGTATAATGACGTGTATTCATCAAATGAAAACTCATGGTATTCAAGGTATATTGATACTCAAAATATTTTTGTTTATAAGTCAAAAGTTGATGACACTCCTTCGAATGAAGAACCTGAGGAGTTGTATGTTTATTTGTTCAAAAATAATATTGCCTCGGATACTCAAGCCAGTGTCAATGCGTATACCCAACTTAAACAGATCGTAGATTCCTATAAGACCGCTTTGGGTAAAAACCCAACCTTGGGTTTGAATGGATCATTTACGGTGGGGGATATTACAGATGATTCTTCCAAAATTACTTCTATTAATAAATTGGTTGTCATAAATCC